GCAATTGAGACATACGAGAATGATAAGAGTGTTAACATCATATTTGCTGGTTACAGTGAGTCTGTATGCTGGCAAGTACCTGAACTTGAAACCTATGTTCATGTTAAGTGTCGCAGCCGTATTAATTGGATAGATGGTAGAACTGAGGTTAATGGTGTTAGTAACCCCAATTATCTCCAACCAGGACGTAATCCGGCGCATTACTCTTCTTTTTTCTTACTAAGTCAGGATACTGCGATAATTCAACGCTTCATAGACAACTTTTCTGATATGGGAGTGATTAAATATGCGACAATATATAATCAAGGTTATAGATTGGCTTGAAGATTTAGCAACTACACCGTATTCATGCGTCGCATCAAAGAATTAAATAAATAGGAGTTTCCATGTTAGATAACTTAATCAATAAGCTCAATAATGATGGATTTATTAATGTAGATGAGTTTGCCGATACATTTATGTTGAGCGTATTAGCTGACATCCCAATCATCTATCATGGTGAAGGTGGATATGGTAAATCAGAGATGTTAATTAGTGCATTATCTCTGTTCAATGGACGTTTCGGAATGCTTGAATGTGATCCTGAAACAACTAGTGCTGCTATTAAAGGTGGCGCAATTGCAAGAACCATTAATCAAGAAGGTGGTAGTTTAACTGAAGCGTATTACAATGTGGCTAATTCGCTACTACAGCATGACTACTTCATGTTAGAAGAAGTATTAGATGCGAGTTTCAATGCACTTAGTTTCCTGAAGGCTGTGATTACAGGTAAGAAAATACATATTAATGGTGATGAGATCATTAATAATTGTAAGATTCTAGTATGTGCGACTAACATTAATCCCACATCTGTAACATCTACAGTACGTGAGAATCAACGTAATAGTTGTGCTGCATTTCTTCAGAGGTTCATGATAGTTGAACATGGTTGGAAATCTCATAATGCTGACGATTATATTGCATTATATCCATCAGTTAACGAATTACCAGTTGTTCAATTTGAGTTAACTGACATTGATAAATGGCGTAATGATGTTAAATTAATTGAATTTAATATTGACTTATGGCGACTATTAGCTAAGTTAGCTGAAGATAGTGCTAATAGTGGTAATACTGTTAGTCCTAGAGCATTTCAATGGACAGTGCGATTAATTAAAAGTGCTGCATTATTGCGTGGGTCTAATGTAGTTGAGAGATGTGATTTCAGAGTTATTGATTATCTAAGTTACTGGAGCGTTGATTGGGATGAAGTTGATGAAGCAATTGAGGAGATTGAATTGAGACAGGTATCTAATGAAAAGTTAGATAACTTTAGTAGTAGATTAGTTAAAGTTAAGAAAATGTATGAAGAATCAACTAATTTTGATTTTAATAACTTGGAATTATATTGGCATTTACAAACACTTCATTTATCTATAACTAAGTTATATGATGAGTTTCTAACTACAGTTACGTATGATGATGATACTGAAGTTAAATACAATGAAGTTAAGTTGCAGTTTAAATCTCTGTTAAATGAAGTTGCAATAAAACTAGATAAGTTATTAACTCCAATTCAACTATGAGAACTATCGCACATCTAGATGCAGTTACTCCAACTACTGATGAAATGGATGTAGTTGCTGCTAAATTCGACATTTATAACTATTGTCCTACTTTAGTTACTGATATGTTTAATATGTTAACTGGAGGTACATTAACTTCAGTTGAATATATGCAGCAACAGTGTATAGATAACATTGATTATGAAGTCAATGTTCAATCTTTCCTAGAGAAAGTACCATCATTAGCTAGTAGTTTATCGGGATCTCCATTAGAACAAGTATTTAACATACTTGAGTTATTAGCTAATGGTGAAACTGGTGATGATAATAGTAATAGTGAATTAACATTACCAATATTCAATAATAATCATGAGGTAAGAAAAAAGGTTAAGAGTATTAAGGAAACTGTTAAATCACTGAGACGTAGATCCGCCGATGAGAAGTTACTTCTATCTGGTGAAATCAGTTATAAATTAGCTGAGGTATTACGTGCTAGTGACACTCTTGATAAGTTAGGTATCATAGATACTAGTAATACTATGATCGCCGATTCTACTGGTGAATACTGCGAAACTAGACCTATACGCGGATTTGATGAACTTAATCTAATCAATCCAATTGAGTTGATTAATCCAGTTAATTATCTCAGTTATCGCATCATTAATAATGAATCTCACATTATTGAACGATATCGGAAGGAGGATAAACTTTCATTTATAACGCTAATATGTGATGTTAGTGGTTCTATGCAACGTGATAACAAGATGAATAAGGCTCTTGGTATCATATTCAACATAATTAAGCGTGTCCAATCGGGCGAGTGTGAACTACTTTTTTCTTACTTTGAGAGAACTTGTTTCGATTGGTATCACGTAACTAAGGATTCAGATGTTACTAGTATCTGGAATGCTATCTATCATACATCATTTGATAAAGGGGGTACTGATGTTCAGAGGTGTATTAAAGAGGCTATTAGTAAGTCTAGAGGTGTAATATCAACTAATAAACAACTAATTGTAATTAATGATGGTCAAGATGAATGTAACTTAACTCTACCTGATTTAGATGGATTTAAGTTACATAGTTTTATATTAGATAGCAGTAATTATAACTTACAGAAGTTATCTATTGCTAGTGGTGGTACATATCGTAATCATATCTAGGAGAATCACATGACATTCAATTTAAACAACGTTTTATCTAACGCTGGATTTATTAACACCGCTACATTTGCTAACTCTATGGAATTAGCTGTTGTATCTGGTATTCCTCTTATGTTATATGGTAAGGGAGGATACGGTAAAACTGAGATGATTAAAGCTGTATTTGACAACATTGATGGATCATCTGCAATGTTAGAGTGTGATCCTGAGACTACAGCTAGTTTAATTAAAGGTGGTGCAATAGCTCGTACTACTAAGACTGATAAGGAAGACATTACATTAGCTCACTATAATGTAGGAGCTAGTATATTACGTAATCATAGCTTCTTTTATGAAGAGATGTTAGATGCTAGTTTTCAAGCACTTAGCGTACTTAAAGCTATAATTACTAATAAGCAATTAACACTTAATGGCGAAGTAGTTAAGAGTATTAATAGGTTGTTAGTTGGAGCAACTAACGTTAATCCTTATGTTCGTATAGAAGAATTACCACCATCTGAAGTTAATTCATGTGATGCGTTTCTTCAACGTTTCATTATTGTACGTCATGAATGGGATAGTCATGATAGTAGTGATTATTCTAGATTAATTCGTGCTATTAGTAATAAGAAGAATAATGATAGCAAGTTAACTATTGCTCAGATTGATGAAGCTCGCATTTCTCGTGAAGAAGTTAAATTAGATAAAGAGTTACAAGGTATTCTGTGTTCTCTAGCTGAGAAATCTGGTAATGAAGGTCGTATTATTAGTCCTCGTATGTTTATGTGGACTATTAATATGATTAAGTCTCAGGCGTTACTGAGTAATAAATCAGTTGCTACTATTGAACAACTTAATGTACTCAATTATCTTCCAAGTTGGGATCAATCACTTCTATCTAACTTAGAAGAAGAAATACAACAACAGAAGATTTACAATGATGCTAAATCTAGTCTTGATACATTTAAGACTCACTTTGATAGAGCCGTTGATAAGATTAATGAATATAAGGCGAAAAAAGATGTTGTATCTATATTTGCTCTAGTTAATTCACTTCAACTTATGGAGGTTGAAATTATTAACGTTAGTAATATTCCAGATAGTTTATTTAAAGAGAGAAATGATCTTATTAACACGGTAGGTAATCAAGCTAGAAAAACTATGGATGAAATTCCTGCATTAGCATCTGCAACAGTAATTAAGTAATTAACATTATGTGGGGACGTATTATCCCCACTATTACTATGACAATTAGAACAGAAGCAAGTAGTTATTACACTGTATTTCCAAGGGAAATACGTCAAATGACAAGTGAGATGAATGTCGCGCATTATGATGAAGAATTAGTAACTGATCTAGCTAATATGTGGAGTGGTGGTCAATTAACTACTCTTAAACATATCAGAAGTAATACTAATTATCGCAATCTACATACTGAGTCTAATGGTGAATATAAGTTACCTAGCGGTGGAACTGTAACCAAGCTAAGTCAGGCTCAAGATGAATGGCATAAACATGACGTAAAGGTTCAAACTGATACTCAGGAGTTTATTAAAGAAATAATGGGTGTAGATGTTCCAGGAGATAGTCCCCTCGAACAAGCTATTAATACTATAAAGTTTCTTGATAAAGATCAAGACATGAGTAGAGGAAGAGCTAAACAATTAGCAGTTAGTATTAAGAAGAAATTAGAAGCAGCTAAGTCAATGGATTCAGTTGACATGAAGATAACTGGTAATAATGATGTAAATGACGTAAATCGTGCTGCTAAATTGGACAAATCCTGGACTGAGATACTACGTGTTAGTGCTGTTATGAATAAGATAGCTGCGCTTTCTACTGCACCAACTCCTACATTAATACGTAAAGTTAATGGAGATATAGTTCGTAGTCGTCCCATAACTGGATTTGATGAACTGCATAAGATACCACCGAGAGAGTTAATACTACCTCGCAATGTACTTAATTCGCGGATCATTGAGAATGAATGTCATGTTAATGAAAGGTATGAAAAACAATCCAAGATTCCATTTGTTAACTTAATAGTTGATAATAGTGCATCTATGCGTTCTGCCAATAAGAACTATAAAGCTATGGGGATTATATATAACCTAGTTAAACGTGTTTATGCTGGCGAATGTTGGCTCAACTTCTCTTTCTTTGAGCAACATTGTCATAAATTCTACTTTCTCCCATTTGATTATGCTGATATAAGTAGTTTCTTCAATTCAGTTATTAAAAATGAGGGTTTTAATGAAGGAGGTACTGAAGTTGGTAATTGTATAGTTGAGGCATTACTTCAAGCAGATAAGATAGCTGCTGAACATCCTAATCAAATAAGTGCTAAGGACAAACATCTTGTAGTGGTTAATGATGGTGATGATTATGCTGGTAACATAACATTGTCTATGCTTAAAGGAGCTAAATTGCATAGTTTCATATTAGATAGTAAGAATGCGGATCTCCGTCGCATTAGTCTTCAGAGTGGTGGTACATATAGAGAGAAAATCTAGATGTATAATTGTCTTAATTGTAAAATTGACGTATATAAGTCAGATAGGTGTTATATGTGTAAACGTCTTGATGCAATGATTCATAACTTTCGATTTATGGCTAACTATAATTGGTTTCCACGTAAGGAGGCAGTTAAAGATTATAAGTTAATGAAAGATAATCAGTTCTTTGATTTTCTCAACGATGTTCCAGATCAAATTAAAAGTCCAGTATTAGCTATGAAATTAGTTGAGCAGGTTATGTATATGCACATGAACTATGGTATACGTAAAAGATCTCTAGGTGAATGGGCAAGTAAGATCATGGATATTTATAACACTGAGTTAATGAAAACTGTTGAAGCTAAACAGAAACTTGAATCATTGATTAATGAGTAGACGACGCAAATTCAAGTCACTATTTAAACAACGTAAGAAAAAGGAATTAAAATGTCTAAACAAACAGAAATTGCTCAACTAGTAGCTGAAGGTTGGGAAATATTCACTCCTGAGATTGATATATCGCGCATTAATCTCTGGAATGCAGGTAAGTTTATATCTACAGTTAGTAATGAATTGTTCAATGTAACTAGACATCCTATAGCTAATATTATTGCTCTATTTAGCGAAACTGTATCTGATAGTTGGGATACGTTCATCGTTGAAACTAGTAAGTGTAATATCGAAGATGAAGGTGGGTTCTACTACATTAGTGTAGATGATACAACTCGTAATACTGGGAAGGTTAATAATAGCAATAATAAACCTCACATATTAGACCTACTTCAATTAAGTATTATCTATCGAATAGTTAATTTACTTGGTCTACCTAATAGTATTATTCAATACGTATGGGATGATAGTCGTAGAGTATTTCTATCACATGATGTTAATGTAGATGTTGCTAAGTTAACTTTAGTTGGAACTATCGAAGTTAAATGGGATAACGCAACGTGTATTATCCATACTCAATATGGGGACAATCCGCGTATTAGAGTTAGTTTTGCTGATGAAACTACATTACATAGTTACATTGATAAAGCTGCATCTAATTTAGCAGCTTATATAACAAGTGATAATTATCAAATTGGTTATCCTAATGCTAACTATGAATTAAGTAGTTTCGTTAATAATGCTGAATTAACTAATGTTATTAATGATAAAGTTAAACAACTTGAGTTAGGTGAGATTAATAAACTCAATGTAATATTAACTGGAGAACCCGGTGTTGGTAAAACTAGTTGGAGTAACTCCTATTGTAAGGAAGTGTTATCTAAACTAGGTTACATCATCATCAACATGGATAGTGCTAGTATGAGAAGTTTTACACCTCCAGCATACCTATCTAAAATAGCCATAGTTGTTAATGATGCAGATAACATAGCTCCAAGTCGGACATCTAATAATGATGGCGCAACTGAGAAGATGTTATCTTGGTTAGATGGTAATGTCTATACAGCTATTACACCATTTGAACAAACTCGTTTACCTCAAATCATTACAATCTTCACTTGCAATACAACTGAACGATGGGATATTGCAGCTATGAGAGAAGGTCGTATTGATTTTAATTATCTATTCGTTAAAGAAGCTTAGAGTAGTGCGGGTTAATAGCCCGCTTAATAATATGATTCAATATGTATTTGCAATAGACGATAAATCTGAAGTTAAATATTCTCCTGCTAAATACAGCAAATATCAAGCTTATAAAGATTGTAAAAAGCATTATCCTAATGCAACATTAACTCAATTTCTTAATGGAGAAGATTCTGATGAATAGAGAAGATATAAAGTACGTAAGAAAAATAGATGTGTCAAGGAAGCCATCTGTATATCAAGATTGGGTTGTTCAAACATCAAGTGATAATGTTAATTGGTACAATCTAGTTGTTGATGTAGATGAATGGTTAGTTGATTTAATAGTAGATGCACTTAAATTGGTTATAGTTCTACGGGTAACAGAATGTATAGGGAGTAATTATGAACGATAAACTTGGAACAACAATAATAAATAGTAATGTAACTATATCTCAGATAGCTAAATCAACTGGATATAGTGAATCAGACATATTACTTACTATTGAAGGTGTTAAACCAATTAATGAATATCTAGCTAAACATCTAGCTATACTATTAGGACATGATGAACATTACTGGTTAGAGATTCAACGTGAATACGATAACTCGCGGAAGTCAAGCTTATACAGATCACTACTTCACATAGTTGAGATACTAATAGATATAGGCATACCAAGTTTATTTGTTAGTCTATCTTGGCAGTATGTCAACATACATAATAAGTTGTGTGTAGATCGCGCCATCCATATTATTCCCGCCATAATGATTCTATGTGTAGTTATTTACATTATTAAGCAGGTTAAATATGTTAAGTAATGATGTTAAGTGGAATAAGATATAAGAGATAATACGATTGTTATATGATGTTGAATATGAAAGTTATACAAACTATCAAGATTGTATGGATTCTCATAATGCAGCTAAATTAACCCATCGTGACACTTGGATATTAGCTAATCAGATATATGATGTTGCAGTTGATGGATGTTACTGTCACATTAAAATAACACCTTATTATGATAAAGCTCATCATTGGCAATATACTATTAATAGAGTGTTGTCATTAGGTGATTACGGTAATGAAAATTTAGAGATACTTTATAAATTCAGAGATAAGTATTGGGAAGAATATGATTACTTAAACTCATGATATTTACATCAATCAGAACCATAACTATTTTTCTTACTGAGTCAGAAGCTCTCAGGTTATTAGATACTGGTTATGTTTATTTCTGGGGTACTTATGCTGATGTAGTATCAATAACTAAGGATCTTACATTAGATATGTATTGGGTTAAGTTAGTGTTTTTAGATGACATTTATCCATTAGGAGAATAATTATGGTCACTTGGGTTATTGAACATGGTATATTTGATAACGAAGTTCAACTTATTGAAGAGGTAAGAAAACAAGGTCATAATGTGATTGAGATTGATTATAAGCATGATTACTACGTTGACGATATAGCACGTAATCAACGATATACTAAACTACTAAGTCAACCAGTTATATTCAGAGGTTCACTTAATGTAAGTAGTGAAGTGGAGTACACACTATGGATTCCTGGCACATATTGTAACCGTGATAACTTTAATTGTTCAACATATTATGCTTACTGGGGTAAGTATATGTTGAATACCAATTACACCATGATGTCAGGATCTGAGTTAATTAGACGATGGTATGCTGATAGATTATTTGTTCGACCTGATATTGGATTCAAGGAGTTTAATGGTGGAACTTATACTAGAGATGAGTTCATTAAGTTGAATCTCCATCCTGAGTTACTAGTTATTAGTTCACCAGTTAAAAAAGTAGATTGGGAGTGGAGATTTGTAGTTACTGGTAATACTATCGTTGCAGGATCTCAATATCTGCCAATTGAAACAAATGTAACATCTAACGCAGCAATTGAATATCTTCAATCAATATTAAATGAATTAACTTGGTGTCCAGATGATATCTATACAGTAGATGTATGTTTCGCCAATGGTAGTTATCATGTACTTGAGTTGAACAGCCTATCATGTAGCAATTTATACCAGTGTGATTTGGCGGCTGTAGTTGAAACTGTTTCTAAATTAGCAATTAATGAGTACGATTACTGGAATGAATAAACTACTATATCAATTAGATACTGAATGGTATGATTTTTTAATGATGGGAATTGTTAATTATAACGGTGTTAAACATCTAGCATTATGTTTAGAACAAGAAGATGATTATCAATCCTATGTTTTCTTACCTGTAGATGATAAGTTCTTTAATAGAGAAATTGATTTATTTACAGCATTTAAGTCATGTAATTCTATGTATTTAAGTAATTATATACCTAGTATTGATTTAGAGATAATTACAATTATAACTGGATTACCTGATAGAGATTTACCTAAACCTGGAGTGTATTATGGATTATAGACCTGTTATTGATCGTTGTGTTGATACTGAGTTAGCTGCTATTATATTCAATGGACTATTACGAGGTGATGTGATAGATCCTGATAAACTTAATACATTCAAGATAGCTAACTACAATGAATATAATGAGTTAGTTAACATAGCTAACTATCTAACTAATGATATTTACTATGCTAATAATCTCGGTGACATTGAAGAAGTTCCAGCTTGGAAATTTCAAGGAAAGTTATATCATAATAAATCTGATGCTGTTAGTTGGCGAGATAGATGTAGAACGGTTAATGTATCAGATAAGTTCTGGATACCTAAAATTGGACAAATTATTTATGTGATTAATGATCGATTACAAATGCGACGTGTAGTAAATGTTAAAGTGTGGTATTCAGGTAATAACCGTGAATGTCAAGTAATACATGAGGATTTAAATGGTTATGATGCAGAGGAAGATTATATCTTTCGGTGTTTCAATAACCCAGAGGATTCTTATGATTGGTAACTTATGACTAAGTTTGAAGGTGGATATTTTCGACGAGTAGGTATAAGTATAGAGAAGATTTACGGGATTATCTTCATCTAACATACGCTGATTTATTAGATGATAATGTTACATCATCTAATGTTAGTTATCAAGACATATTAGATGCGTTATGATCCCGTAGTTGAGTAATAATAACTTGAGCCTGATATAGTTTAAGTTGACATTCATCTTCAACTTTCTCTAACTCAGTTAACTTATTACGTATCTCAATCAATTCAGTACGTAATTCATCCTTATCTTTACGTATCTGAGTTATTTCATCATTTATTAATACTTGAATACGATTACGCTCTTGAGTTATATAGTCGTATTCACGTTGAGATAGTTTATCACCATTATTGTTACGGGTAAGAAAATAAGTGCCGATTCCCGTAACAGCAGCAGATAGGATAGGCGCAAGATCACTTATAATTTTGGAGAAATCAATCGTGGCTAATAACATAGAAAATTCATTGGTTGAGTTGGGATTGGATGATGAAACTAGAAAAAAGATAGCAGCCTTAATAGCAGGTGTTCCTAAACGTCGTAAAACAGGTATCCTCAAGTATGCTGAGTCATGTGGTACTGACATTAAGAGTAAGTTTGAATTAATACTAGCAGCAATACTCACATTATATCCTGAAGTTATGAATGCTTCAACACGTATAGTTGATGAGTTTAAGGAACTTAATTATACTAATGTTGAGTTATTGAAGTTAATTAGTAGTTTAGTTGATTGGAAAACTAAAGGTGAATCACTTGCATTAGTTGTAAATCAATTAACTGATGTTCCAGTTGCAGAAGATGTAGTAGAAGATGTAGATGATTTATTAGACATAGAGTAACCTTAGTTGGGGTAATTAATTTACCCCATTTTAATTATGATGACTTTAGATACTATCACAAGTGACTTTATTCTATCTCAATTACCAGAACTACCAAATGAAGGTGTTGTAGCTGGTGGAGCAATTGCATCTATTGTATATAGTGCAGTAACTGGACTTAAATCAGAGTATGGTGATATAGATGTATTTAGATTAGTTACACAAGAAAATTGTGACTATTATCGAACAACTCATAAAATTAAAAACTTATATTACCAAGATAAGCATTTTGCAATCTTTAATGTTAGTAGAGTTGATAATATTAACTATGTTGATATTTATTCAATTAATAGTAAACTAACTAATCTCATTGACACATTCGATATTAATTGTTGCATGATTGGTATTGATCTAGCTACTAAACAATTAATATATAGACCAGAATTTGCGGCATTTCTAGTAACACGACAAATAGAAGTAGTTAACTTCAATACCTCTAAATTTACTTTATTTAGATTACTGAAGAAGAAACGTCAATATCCCGATGCTTATTTAGATGTAGATAAGATAGTTGGTTATATCGCACATATTAATCCACGGTATGCTCCAACAGCTATTAAAGTACCATCATTTACTAATGAAGATGAGTTGAATTTGATATCTAATTACTTTAAATTAGTTAATACTAAACCAATTGAAGTTATTTCTAATTATGTAATACCTGAGTTAAAGTCATTAGCATTTAATGATAAACACTGGAACATAGTATTTCAACGACTATATGGTAATGGAGTTAAGAAGCATCAGAAGGAACAATGGTTAGAGTTACTTAAATACTACACGTTATGTAATGCTTGCATAACTAATGATACCTATTTTCTTACTCTTCCAAAAGGTTGGAAAACTCAATTGGCGCGATTAGGTAAGTTTACTAATGAACATTATGAAATTACTAATTGGTTTAAGTATCTTAATCTAGATAAACAATTAGAGTTATTTAAGTTCATTGAGAATCTAGTTACTGTTGAAGGTAAATGGGTTATCGGTATATTGGAGAATGACTTTTATTCGGATTCTTTATGTATTGATTTAATTAAGTTAAAGATAACTGAAAAAATTAACTCTGCTAAAACTAGATTAAATAAGGTACTTGTAACTCCATTACCAATTAATAGACATTACCTAGAATGTGAAGTAATTGAGTTAGTTACGTCACTTCAGTTACTAGATGAAGGTAGATACAATAATCACTGTGTAGGTGGTTATTCTAATTCACTTAATGAGAATCGCCGCATCTTCAGTATTAGGATTGATAAGTATAGATTTACTTGTGAATTTACTCAAGGTAAATATTCTAGAACTGATAATATAACTGATTGGAGATTAGTTCAATGTAAATCATTCAACAACACGACACCTGACAAATATCCAACTATTAAAACACGAATTGAGGCTGTCATATCATGGTTACTACTACAACTGGAACAGACCAACGCATCAAAATCCCTCGCTTTCTAGACATTAAAACTATCAATTGGACAGAGTTTCCTAAATTTCTAACATTAAGTAGACTCCGAACTGCCATACTTAAATGTGAGTATTTAATTCGAGATATTGAATTACAAATAGCTCAACGTAATGCAGATCATCGTCTTCATCAACTCCGATTAGAATCTAGTGATCCTGCTCTAGATTACATTGAAATTGATTATCAACAATGGATAATTAATCGTAATGCAGTATTACGTGGTCAAATAGCTGCATTATTCGTATATCAAGTAGCATTAAACAATTACGAGGAGACTTTATCATGAATGCAGTATTAGATAGAGAGCCATTTACATTTGTTAACAATGCTCCAATGGTTAAGTTGATTCTACATGATGACAGCATATTTCCTGCTGAAGTTGTAGTAGAGATATTAAGTAGTGTTATGGGATTCAGTAATGATAAGAGTTATCAAATTATGATGGATGCTCATCTTAATGGTAAAGCTCTAATAGGAGAATATACCGAACCGTTTGCTGAATTAAGTAGAGATCAATTGGTAGCTGAAGGTTTAACTGTAACTGTTGAGAGATAAGTATGTTTACTAAGAAAGATGTTAGAGACTGGATGATTAATAACAATGTATATAATGTTGATTGTGTTCAAAAAGTAGACAAACGACTAAGAGATAAAGGTGATACAACACTTAGAAGTATATCATGTAACTTTGATGATAATTGGGAATCTAAGTTTGATGCTTACTTTAGAGAGATCAGAAATAGTATTTATAACAATTTACCAGACGGTGAACCTACTATTAACTATCTTGACATACTGGATAAATTATGATAACTAAAAAAGATATTAGAGATTGGATGATTGAACATAAGGTATATGGTGGAAATATTGAGGAAATAGATAATAGATTAACTCACGCTCAAATAAATCGTTACATTGTTAGATCAATATCTGCTGATTTTTCTGATTTAGAAGACAATGAGGTAAGAAAATTAGAAAATGACTTTGATAGACATTTTGAAGATGTAGGGTCGCATATATATAATGAGTTACCTGATACTAATGAACCTCAATTAAATTACCTTGACATACTGGAGAAACTCTAATGTGGATAATGACAACCGTGTTACGTGAATATGGTCAAACCTTAACTAAAGGCGATAGAGTTCACTTTCTAAATACTACAGCTACTGTTGAAAGTGTGGTATTATATGGTGAAGTAGCTGAAATACAATTAACACTAAATGTTAAATGTACTTTAGTTAAGATTAATGACGTAGTTGAACCAGTTTATTTAGAACAATTAGGATAGATTTATCATGGCTTTAATATTACCAAGAACAAGTACAGTTGCAGCTAATACAGATCCACGTATTTTAGTGTTACTAAGTAATACCAAAATAGGTAAGTCGTCAAATTTACTTAAATTACCTAATAGTCTACTTATTGACCTAGAAGATGGTAGTGAATATTATGATGGTACTAAACTTAACTTACGCAAAGAAGCTGCTACTAGCGGTACTGGTTTAGGTTCATTATTAGAAGAAACAGCTAAGTTAATTAAAGCTGAAAACGTTAAAGCTGGTAAACCCATATATGATTACATTGCACTTGATACATTAACTGCAATTGAAGCACTTGCTCTTGCTAAGGCTACATTCGAGTATAAGAAGTCGCCTATTGGTAAGAACTTCACGGGAAAGGATGTAACTGAGTTACCTAAAGGTGCTGGTTATGGTCTACTTAGACGGGCATTTATTGACATCGTTGAACCATTTAAAGGTTTAGCAGGTAAAGCTCTTATTCTCAGTGGTCACATTAAAGTAACGTCTGATGAGAAAACAGAGTTAGATGTGAAGGATATTCAGTTAACAGGAAGTCTTAAATTATACACAGTAGCTAACGCCGATGCTATTGGGTATATGTATCGTAGTAAGAAAAATAAGAATCAGAATATAATTAGTTTTCTTACTGATGAATCTAATATTGCTACTGGTGCTAGAAGTGAACATTTACGTAATAGTGAATTTGTGATTAGTGAATTAGATCCAACAACTAAAGAGTTAACTGTACATTGGGATAAGATATTCACATCATTAGGTAGTAATCCATTACCAGTTGTACCTGCAACTAAGAAGATTCCTGTATGAACGATGCTGTAGCATATCAAGTAATTAGTCGTAATAACGATAGATCCGGCAATCCATATAGACTTATATTAATTTATGATGCGGGATTTAAGGTTATCCATGTTGTAGAATCTCGCCAATCAAGTCCTAATTATGTCTATCATGAATGTCGTGGATTAATAGAGTTACCATCATTTCATCTAGAACCTAGAAGATACAATTCTTTTAAATCTAGATATGATGTAGTTAGCGAAATTTAACTTAGTTAGTGCAGTTAGTAATAGCTGCACTTTTTAATGATGATTAACAATAAACGCGTGTTAATTAAGTTTGGAAGTTGTCCAAATGATAATAGATATTATAATCAATCTCGTCTTTGTAACATTCGTCATAGAATCAGACAACAAACTAAGCGACAATTAAAAGATATAGCTGATAATTATTCAATAAATCGTAGTTGGGATAACTTTATTCAACCAATATGCTAGTACAAGAATATCTCCGAACTAAGTCATTAAAAGACTTAACCGCCGAATTAGGAATACAAGTTAGACGACATACTAAATATCCTAATCTAGTTGGATTATGTTATTGGAATGTTACATCACCCTATTATCATCCAATAGTAACTGAATGTCGCGGATTAATATTAGATGAAGCTAATGATTGGAATGTTGTAGCATATCCATTTGATAGATTCTATAACTATGGTGAATCATGTGCAGCAGAAATAGACTTCGATAACTCTTATGCTTATAAGAAGTTAGATGGCAGTCTAATCATTATGTATTACTACAATGATGAATGGTTAGTTGCAACTACTGGATCTCCTGATGCTGGTGGAACTATACTTGATTATAGTGTTACATTTGCTGAACTTGCATGGACTGTATTTATGCAAGAATCATATAAATTAGATGACTTTGATGTTAACTATACGTATATGTTTGAGTTATGTACACCATTTAATCCAGTAGTTGTATCACATAGTAGTAACTCATTAACTTTAATTGGAGTTAGAAATAGAACTACATTACGTGAGGAGTCGATAGCACAACCTAAGTTCACTTCGTTTAAGTTAGTTGACTATCTTGAATATGGTTTAACTATAGATGAAGTTAGAGATGAGTTAGTTAAGTTAGATGGATTACATAATGAAGGTTATGTAATAGTAGAATGGTGTACTTGGAAACGAGTTAAATTAAAACACGATGATTATGTTAAATATCATAGGATTAAATCAAGCGTTACCAAACGTGACATATTAGAGTTAGTTAGAACAGGTGAAGGTAATGAGTTTATCAGTTACTTCCATGAATTTAGTAGCATCTACAATAACTACTTAACTAAATACAATAAGTTATGTGAGTTAATTGAACATGATTTAAATGAGTTCGCTAAAATCACCGATAAGAAACAGTTTGCAATAGCTATCTCTAACATCAAATGGAAAGTTATCCTATTCTCAATTAGAGATGGTCATAGTAAGTCAGTTAAAGAAGCACTATCTAAGTTGTTGTTAAAGAATTTTGAGGAGTTGATGAAATTATGCAAGTAATTATGACAGTTGGCTTACCTGGATCTGGTAAAACTACATACGCTATACAATTAGTTACCGATGTACCTGGATGGAAGCGTATTAATAAAGACGATATTCGCACCATGATGGACAACGGCGTATACAGTAAGAAAAATGAGAAGTTTGTTATTCAATGTGAGGAATTACTAATACTAGAGGCACTTAGTAATGGGTATAATGTGATACTTGATAATACGCACCTTTGTCCAAAGCATAAGACTAGAATTGCCGCATTAATTGAAGGTAAAGCTGAATTAATCATCAATGATAGTTTTCTTACCGTTCCTCTATCTGAGTGCATTAAACGTGATCTAACTCGAACTAACTCAGTAGGTGAAGCTGTTATTCGTGGTATGTACGATAAATATCTGTATGTTGATCCTCCTAGTGCAGCTAGAATAGAAGGTCTTCCAGATTGCGTCATAATTGACCTTGACGGTACTCTAAGTCTACTTAATGGTCGTAATCCCTATGATGCTAGTACGTGCGAGGATGACCTACTTAATGAACCAGTCTATGAGTTATATAAGTTGTATTATCCGAGTAAGAAAATAGTATTAGTAT